TCAGCCTGAATTCTATCCACCTGAGCATTAAAGTCGAGTTCTTCCATCCTGACCAAACCGGATGGAATCATGTAGACTTTCTCAAATTGAGGATCTACTTCCATTCCTGATTCTCTTTGCTTTTGCCCAATTGTCTTCCACCATTGCATCGCTAAGGTTTCTGCCTGCGCCTTGGCATCAATCTGAAGTTCCTCGATTGCGTTGGTGTCGTAATCCAAAACTAACCCTTTGCCAAATGGCTCAATTCCATAATGATTGATTGCATCAACAAGCATCTCAACTATTGGAAGGATAGCATCGGTGTAAGCCATTTTTCTAGCTTCCCTGATATGGCTTCCAAAGGATGAACTGGCATCCGTTTGGTCGAAAATAATGTATGGAATGTGGTAAACTATGCAAATATCCCGGAGAACCTGGTTATTTGCTTGGTATAGGTTCAAATCAATCGGCGAAAGCCCCAATGGAATAAAGCTGACATCTCCGGCGGTAACAAGGAATTTCCCTTTGTTCTGTGGGCCGTATGCCTTGGTCTTGAGTTGCGTTTCAATGATAGACTGCTGTTCAACTGTTAGACCCTCAGTGGCCGATTTATCGGTAATTATCCCGGCAAGCCCTCCGTTCTGAATGGTTGCAAGATCCGCAATGTCAATATCGGCAGTTTTTTTCAAGACGGTAAGCAATGCCTTCATCGGGCTATGGCCTGCCTCACCTACTCCGACCTGATCGAACATCAAAGAAGGCTGGAAGATGTAAAGCATTTCATCTGCTGAAATGGTTATCCCGGTATCGTTTATGATGAATGCTTTTGGCCCCGAAAACCGAACGTCATAAACTGGCTGAACATAATCGGATGGAATAACGTGCATTTCTGTCCAACGGCCTGAGGAAAGTCTTGGAATGTGGATGTATAACGCTCCTGTTGATAGCAGATACCCGTATGCCTGGTATTTGAACTCAAATGAGGATTGATAGCTGTTCGGTCGTTCGATTAGATTTAGAAAAGCATTAACCTTTACCCGCTCTTTATCTCCTTTTGTATTGTAATTAAACAGCACAAACGGCACCTTGGCAGCCTTCTTTGCTATCCAAGAAATGACCGCATAGGCGTATTTGACTTGCTCATAGTCCCGAATGTATCTTGACTTGTCATCGGAACCAATATAAGGTTGAAAGCCACCGTACAAAGTCTTCGTAACTGGGTAGAACTGCTTATCGGTTTGCCGTACCGGATTGAAAAACTTTTTTATATCTTGCCAAACGCCCATTTCATCTTTATTTTTTTGGAAATTTAGTTTTTTATTGAATTATTCCAAATGCGACCTTCTGAACGCCTAACATCAGTTCAGTCATACCCCATACAAGGGCATCGACCCGGTCAGGTGATTTCCCCTTATCAGGATCAAAGGTAATCATTTGAGATTCAAGTAACGGAAAATGCCCGACATGGTAAATTTTGTGTTGTTCGTACAAAGAGTAGATAGGTTCTGCTCTGACATATTTACCTTTGGTGGCAGTAACCAATTTGATCCTTGTGGGTGTACCTGTTGACTTGATAACAGATTCAACCATGTCACCACCCATGTTCTTTTCAGCTACAATACAATCAGCATTCCAATTCTTCGCTGCTTGTTGGGCTATTTTGCCCCATTCATTAGGTGAATACTTTCCGGACAAGTCTTCCAAAACATATCCTTTACCGTCTTGGTCTTTACCTGCCACAATGATTCCTGTCTCATCACTTTCCATGTTGGAAGTTGCAGCAGGATCAATGGCTACAACTATTCTCTTTAGGTCAGGCTTTGATACTATCCTTGCTCTTTCAAGTATCGGTCTATTCCATAGCAATCCTTCAGCATCGTCTAGCCACTTGCCTAAGAATAAATGTTCGTAGCGATGGAGGTTTTCTTCCTTTACCCTGCCAGCTTGATCAAGAAAAGACTTAGATAAGTTTTTCTTATTGTGAAGGTAGGTGGTATGAATGTAGGTTGTATCTTCCCTGTGATTGGTAATAAACCGCTTATAAATCCAATGAGATTTAAACGATGGATTCATTACCATTATCACTCTGTTTGGAGCATCAAGTGAACGTACAGATAAATCAATTCTATCAAATACATCTTCATCAACAAGTTCCTCCGCTTCATCCAATACCCATGTGGTAACTCCTGCAATAGATTTTAGATTAGCAGTTGCCGTTCCTTGACTTGTCTTGATTCCACGGAAAAGAATCTTTGAACCTGTCAAATTATTTACAATCTCATTCTGAGTGATTGTAAAATCATTTTGCCATCCTTCAAGTTCTATCTTGTCGATAAACTCAGGAATGATAGAGATATTGGCTGACACCATTGTCCATCTAGTGAATAGAATGACATGGTTTTTATTGTAGGTAAGCCTTAAAAGAAGATAATTAAGTGAATATGACTTTCCAGAGCCTCTGCCACCTGTAACTAAAAAATATCTGCTTTTGCCGTACAGTAAAGGCTTATAATTCGTCAGGATTGGCATCTTCCCAAACTATTTTTGGCAGTATCTTCTCTCCTCCTGTGGTGTGATCATTGTACTGCATCTGCAATGCCTTATGTTCTTCTGGTGTAGCAATCAACTTGTAAAGAGCAAGCTGAAGAGCTGGAGCATTTGACTTGTACCATTTGGAACGAAGTGAAGTCTTTATCTCTGTTTTATTTATTGCTATCAGGCTTTTAAAGGTGTCCAATTCGTCCGAACCATCAGGAAAATAATCGTAAAAGGTTGACCTGCTACAAGGCAAAAAATCAGGCACTTCATCCATAAAGAATAGCTTGTGCTTTTGAATTGCCTCTTTAGCTTGTTCAAATATTTTTGTTCTGTCGTATGCCATTTATTTGATCATTTTTTGCTAACTCAAAAGCCTTTAGCTTACTTTTATCATTTTGATTATAAGTATAGCATTTACCATTTTCGCCATACTTAAAACCATTTTTATTATTTATCTGGCAATGTAAAATCCTCTCCATTTCTTTTAATTTTTAAGTTTGGATCAAGTTTAATCATTCTCCTAACTATTACATCGCAGTATTTAGGGTCAAACTCAATAATCCTTGCCTTTCTTTTTATTTGCTCGCAAGCCACCATTGTAGTTCCACTACCCCCAAAAGCATCAATTATAATATCTCCTTGTTTTGATGAATTTTCTATTTGGTAAGCAAACAATCCAATAGGTTTCATAGTAGGATGTTCTCCATTTCTATTTGGACGATCAAATTCAATCACAGTTGTTTGTTTTCGATCTGAATACCAATTGTGGCTTCCTCCGTCAAGCCATCCATAAAGACAAGGTTCATGTTTCCATTGATAGTCTTGTCTTCCCATAACCATACTATTTTTTACCCAAATTAATTGTTGTTTTAAAAGCCATCCAGCATCAACCATTGCTTTAGCAAAATTTATAATTTCACTTGAAGCATGCCAAACATAAATTGCACCTCCTTTTTTTACTGCCGTGGTTAAAGCTGAATAGAAATCATACAGGAATGTGTAAAAATCATCATTACTCATTGAATCATTTTGGATAGTTAAAGAGTCCTTTGTTTTTCCCTCATAAGATACATTATAAGGTGGATCTGTTATAACCATATCTGCAAGTTCTCCTTGCATTAATTTTTGAAAAGCAACTGTTTGAGTACTATCCCCACAAAGCAAACGATGCTCTCCAATCTCGTAAAGATCGCCAAATACAGTAATAGGATTCTCAGGCGGTGCTTCGTCAAAATCATCCTCTTCAGCAGAGAATTCCTCTTTGACTTCAAATTCAGGAATATCCAACCCCCACTCTTCCAACTGCTCTGAATCCCATTCATTGGCAATCATCTCCCAGTCCCATTCGCCAGTATTTGCATTTAGACGAATGTTTAATTCTTTTTCGTCTTCTTGGCTTAAATCGACAATAACGCAATCAACTTCTTTATATCCTAACTTTTTTAATTCTCTTACTCTGAAATGACCCCCAACAATAAATCCAGTTTGCTTATTAAAAATAATTGGTTCAACTACACCAAATTTCTCCAACGAAGTCTTTAAATGTTTTTCCTGTTTTTCGTTGCTTTTCCTTGGGTTGTAAGGTGCTGGCTTTAAATCCGATATTTTTTTCTTTTCTATTATCATAAGGCTTCACTAAAAACTGATTCCCATTTATTAATCCAATCTAGTCTTTTTTCTTTTATTGCAAATTCTTCTAATGTTTTTTGTCTCTTTTTAGAGTTGCAACTTTTGCAGGAATAAACCAAATTATAAATTTCATTATCTCCTCCCCTTGATACTGGAGTTAAATGTTCAATAGCTTTGTATTTTTCAAATTCTGATTCACAAAAAAAACATTGATTATTTTGTGCTAGTAAAATTTTATTCAAAAATTCTACGGGCATATCCTTTGTTAATGCTTTTTTCCTTTTGTAAAATGAGGTTTTTAATCTGATTTTTTTTGTTTCTTTTCCGCCTTTCCAATTATACAAATTTAAACCTTTGCATTTTTCTGATTTTTTTCTACCCTCGCTTAATGCTTTTTTCC